AAGTCATCAGAAGATCTATGGTATCTGTCTGAAGAGATTCTAATGGAATTATCGGGGCGTGACTCGATTAAGTATAGGATTACTGAAGATATAGTTGAACTAACACACGATTCAGAGGGTTGTTAAATTATGGCAAAGATGTATACTGCCTCTGGTAAAGAGGAAATACTAACAAGACCGAAAAAAACTCGTCAAGGAAGAGGTAAGCACACAAAATATGCCGCTTCCTCTCGTAACAGAGCAAAAAAGAGATACGTCGGTCAAGGTAAATAAATAAAAAGGACTCTAATGAGTCCTTTTTTTAATGCAAAGAGAAAAAATGGAAAACAAAATGCTTCGAGAGATAGCAAACGACGTTCAAACTCCTAAAAAACGTGATTCTAAGGTACAAAATGACCTTTATGAGAACTTAAATGATAATGATTTCTATGAAGGACTCGATTATGATGATCAATCCACAATTATTACATAAAAATCCTTAATAAATAAAATATAATTCTAAATATTATCAAATTTCATGCCTCTAGAACGGGTTAGTCAAGGTTTTAAAGATCTTAGTATGTCATTTCAGTCTAATCCACTGAATGGCGACTTAATTGCACTGAAAAATGTTAATGCAATTACTCGTTCGGTTAGAAATATAATTATGACAACTCCTGGAGAGAAATTTTTTGACCCTGATTTCGGTTCTAGAGTGTCAAAATTGCTTTTTGAGAACGTAGATGATATAACAGCATCTCAAATTCAAGAAGAGATTGAATTTTCTATTAATAATTACGAACCAAGAGTCTCATTGTTAGATGTAACAGTCAATGCTAATAATGATGATGCCTCATTTGATGCTATTATTACATACGAAGTTGTAGGAGTAGACGTTCCTCCACAATCTTTGGAATTAGCCTTACAATCAACTCGATAAGATGCCGTTAGTCAACTTTTCCAACCTCGATTTTGATGAGGTTAAGATATCACTTAGAGATTATCTTAAGTCAAATTCCAATTTTACGGATTATGACTTTGAAGGATCTAATTTATCTTCAATTTTAGACGTATTAGCATATAATACCTATATTACTTCATACAATGCCAACATGGTAACGAATGAAGTGTTCATTGATAGTGCAACTTTGAGAGAAAATGTGGTTGCACTAGCAAGAAATATTGGATATTTACCTAGATCAAGAACAGCATCAACCGCAACCATAAGTTTTTTTGTTAATTTAACGGATGTTACTCCTGCTCCTGCCACATTAACCCTTAATAAAGGTCCCGTAGCATCAACAGCAGGTGCAGTAGGGACAGATTCTTACATATTTTCTATATTAGAAGACATTACAGTACCTGTTGTTACTGATTCTTTAGGAAATTCAACGGCAACTTTCAATAATATTAAAATTCATGAAGGTACTTTAATAACAACTAACTTTACTTCCACTTCTTTAGATCCAAATCAAAAATTTATCCTTCAAAATTCGGGAATTGACACTTCCTTAATGACAGTAACTGTAAAAGACAACTCATTTGCTACCACAGGGACAAAATATAACACTCAAAATAGTCTTTTTGATATTGATAGCAATTCTAAAGTCTATTTTCTTCAAGAAGTAGAGGATGAAAGATATGAATTGTTCTTTGGTGATGGAATTTTTGGTAAAAAGTTAGAAGAAGGTAATTTCATCACTGCAGAGTACATCATTTCAAGTGGGGATTCTGCAAATGGCATTTCTAGATTTACTTTTGCAGGTAGATTATCATATATTAGAAATGCTCAATCATATTCCATCTCTACGGGGGTATCTTTACTAAGTACCGACCTTCAATCTTCTGGTGGAGAGAGTATTGAGTCGGTTGAATCGGTTAAAAAGTTTGCTCCACGCATTTATGCCTCTCAAAATAGAGCAGTGAGTGCAAATGACTATGAAACATTGATTCCTAATAAAATTTATCCCGAAACTGAGTCAATTTCGGTTTTTGGAGGTGAAGAAATGATTCCACCTCAGTATGGAAAGGTCTTTATTACTATAAAACCACGAACAGGAGACTTTTTACCTAATTTAGTCAAGGAAAATATAAAAACTAAGCTTAAAAAGTATGCAGTTGCTGGAATTGTACCTGAAATTCTTGATTTGAAGTATCTTTACATAGAAGTTGACTCAAAAATCTATTATAATACCAATTTAGCACCCTCTGGTGAGTATGTTTCTACATTAGTTCAACAAAATGCTGAAAGTTATGCAGAATCAACTGAATTGAATAAATATGGTGCTAGATTTAAGTACAGTAAGTTCTTAAATGTGATCGATAATAGTGATGCTTCTATTACATCAAATATCACTACTTTACAAATAAGAAGGGATATGCGAGCAGCATTAAATAGTTTTGCAGAGTACCAAATTGGGTTTGGTAATGAATTTTACATTAAAAATATGAGTGGGTATAATATCAAGTCTACTTCATTTCGTATAAGTGGAGTACCTCAAGATATTTACCTATCAGATATTCCAAATTCCAATAGAGAAACAGGATCAATTTTCTTTTTTACTGTTCCCTCAGTTAATTCCACTTCCCCGACTATTATTAGACGGAATGTGGGTACTATTAATTACACGAGTGGTATTATCACCTTAAATCCTGTTAATATCATCTCTGGTAAGTTAAAGGATGGACAAACAATTATAGAAATATCTGCATGTCCAAAATCTAATGATGTTGTTGGATTACAGGATCTTTATTTACAACTAGATATTAGTAATAGTAATTTTGAAATGGTTGTTGACAACATTGCCTCAGGACTCGATCCAGCTGCATCAAATTATACCGTAACATCTAGCTATCACAACGGGAACTTAGTAAGATCATAAAATGCCACAAAATAGAGTTAAGTTTAGCAACATTGTTCAAAATCAACTTCCTGCTTATGTTCAGGAAGAGTTTCCATTAGTTGCGGATTTTTTAAAAACATATTACGAAGGTCAAGAATATCAAAGTGGTCCTATTGACCTAATTGAGAATATTGATCAGTATATCAAAATTAGTGAATTAACCAATCTTACTAGTTCTGTCATTTTAGATACTGCTTTAACTTTTAATGCAGTTGAAGTTACTGTTGATTTAGTAAAATCTCCTAATGGAACCAAAGGATTTCCAGAAACATATGGTTTGTTAAAAATTGATGATGAAATTATTACTTATACTGGAAAAACTGATTCTAAGTTCACTGGTTGTGTAAGAGGATTTAGTGGTGTTACCTCTTATGAAGCAAAGGCAACTACTGATGAATTAGTTTTTGAAACTACAAGAATTGCTGAACATGAGGAAGGATCTACGATTACTAATTTAAGTAATTTGTTCCTAAAACAGTTTTTAACCAAAGCAAAAAAACAACTTACACCTGGATTAGAAAATAGAGAGTTAGATAGCAACCTAGATCAAAATATTTTTATAAAACAGGCAAAAGATTTTTACTTAAGTAAGGGTAGTGATAAATCTTTTGAAATTTTATTTAAAGCATTATACAATGAAGATGTACGTATAGTTAGACCTAGAGACTTTCTTTTCACGCCCTCTAACGCCCACTGGAGGGTCACTAACGACCTTGTAGTGGAGGCTATTAGTGGAAATCCTAATGACCTTAAAGAGTCTACTTTATTCCAACAAAGTTATACTGATAGTATTAATAAAGCATATGCTCCTATAACTTCTGTAGAACCAATTGATGTTGGATATGGACAAACCTTCTATAAACTTAGTATAGATTCAGGTTATAATAGAGATATTAGAGTAGATGGTGCAATTTATGGTAATTTTGAAGTACAACCATCAACTAAGGTAATTGGTGGAGTTGCAGCTGGATCTACTGTCTTATCTGTAGATTCTACGGTTGGTTTTGCGGCAACAGGAGGAGATTTATATGTTCCTTTTGCTGATGGATCCTCAGGTATTGTTTCTTATACCTCTAAATCTCTAACACAGTTCTTTGGAGTAACAGGTGTAGCAAATACTGGAATAACTGCTGATATTGCCAATGCAACCACTATTGGAATTAATACTTTTGCTTATGGGCAGTCTAGTAGTGATCCAAGTCAAAATATAACTGTTAGAATTAATTCAGTTCTTAAAGATTTTGAGGTCTCCGATAAAACTTTTTACTATTCTGCAGGAGACACTATTAAGTTAAAAACTTTGGGTGTTTCTGATACTACATTTAAGGCAAAAAACTGGTTTTATAATAACTCACCAACTTATAAAATTAAAAGTATTGAATTAATTGATACATCTGATAAAACTTATAAAATTACGTTAAATGTTGATCATTTCTTTAGATTTGGAGATTCTGCAACATTAATTGAAAGTAATGGAACTGAAAAGACAACAAATATTGTTAATATAGATTCTGCTAAACAAGTAACAATTAGAGGACAAGGAAATATTGATCTTACCGATGAATATACTATAAGACGCTTAATATCATCAGCAGAATCTAATAGTTTTCCTCAATCTAACATTTATGATACAAATGTACAGAATGTTTATACTAAAGATGATTCTTTATTAGTTTCTTCATCTTCTATTCCTACTTACAACTCACAACCCATTAATGTTTTTGGACAAACCATCAAATTTACTGGTACATTTGTAGGATCTGAATTTAATATTAGACCAGTAGGAGATCATGGATTTTATACAGGAGATGCCGTATATTACATACCACAAAAAGAAAAATATGAATATGTTAATTCGTTAGGAACAACAAAGATTGGTACAAAAGTTATTTCCTCTTTATTTGCAGGAGATGTGGGTTATATTATAACTGGACTGGATAATGGGGAAGAAGTTGAGGATAGAACTCCTCCAAATGAAGGATTATACTTTATTCATAGAATTAATGAAAATAAAGTAAAATTATCAAGGAGCAGAACAGAACTTGCTGATGAAACCTTTATTTCTTTAGATAATAATATTAGTTTAGTTGATTGTCAGTTATTACCTTACACGTTTAGATTTAAGACACTAGAATCTCAGCAATTATTAAGAGAAGTTTCTAATCCAGAGGATGATGGTGATGTAACATCTACTGAACCAGGATTTACTGGAATTTTGATAAATGGAGTAGAAATTTGTAATTATAAGTCTAAAGACTTTGTTCGTTATGGAAAATTGGAGAGAATTGATGTAAATTCTGCTGGTTCTGATTATGATATAATTAATCCACCTCTTTTGAATATTAGTGACAGTGTAGGAACAGGTGCTACTGGATGTGTAGCAGTTTATGGTAATCTTAAGGAAATTAGACTCTTGGATTCGGGTTTTGATTATCAAGACACTCCAGTTATAACAATTGATGGTGGAAATGGAACAGGGGCTGTGGCTTCTGCCAATATGAAGGATATTATTCATTCAGTTTCCTTTAATTCTCAATCTGATGTTGGTTTAGGCACTACTGCATATAATTCCTATGAAATTGGATTTGGTACATATCATAAGTTCACAAATTTTGAAAAAGTTGTTTATAACAATGACGGACAAAAAAATGTAGGTGGATTAACTACAGATTCTGTATATTTTGTTTCTAATGTGGGATTGACAACGGTACAGTTGTTCCCAACCCAAAAAGATGCTCTTTCTGGTATTAATACTGTTGAAATAACTTCATTTGGTATAGGAAAGCAATTTATTAGGTCAGTTAATAGAAAAAAAATTGTAGATTCTATTACAGTGGTATCTGGAGGATCAGGGTATGAAAATAAGAAAAGAACTGCTCTAAGTGCAGGAATAAGTAGTGCTTCTAATCAAATTGGTATAACAAATCATGATTATAAGTCTGGAGAGATAGTTAATTATACAGAAACTTCAGGAACAGTTATTGGTGGACTTTCTGTTGATACTCAGTATTATGTAACTTCAGTAGATGCTAATAATTTTAAATTATCTCAGGTTGGTGTTGGATCCACTTCAAAATCCTTCTATTATGATACTAAACAGTATATTGATCTTACTTCAGCAGGAGTAGGAACTCATACGTTTAATTATCCTCCTATTTCAGTAAAAGTAGTTGGAGAAGTAGGAATCGCATCTACAGGAACTGAAACTTTTGGATGTCAAGTACAACCTATCTTTAGAGGTGAAATAACTTCAATACATCTTTCTAATCAAGGTGTGGGTTATGGATCTTCTGAAATTATTAATTTTGTAAGAGATCCTCAAGTTGCTTTAGTATCTGGAGAGGAAGCACAATTACAACCTGTGGTTGTTAATGGTATTATTACGGAAGTAATAGTGATGAGTAAAGGACAGAAGTATAATGCTGCACCTACTCTGACCCTATCTGGTGATGGTATTGGTGGTGTAATTACTCCTGTTTTTGAAAACAATGAAATTACTGATGTTAAGGTTATTCATGGAGGAAATGGTTATGATCAATCAAACACTAGTATTTCAATAGATTTTCCTGGATCTGGATGTGTTGTAAAACCAATTCTTCAAAATTGGAGAGTTAATCTATTTGAAAGAAACTATGATAATTTCACTGGAGATGATGGATATATTTCTCATGAATTTAATCCAGGATATGGTCTTCAATACTGTCATTTGTATGCCCCAAGAGTTCTTAGAGAATCTGTATTTGCAACTAATCAAGAAGGGCAGTCTTTATATGGCGATAAAGATTTAAAACGAGTTAATGGATTAGAAGTAGCATCTAATCAACATTCCCCTATCATTGGATGGGCATATGATGGTAATCCAATTTACGGTCCATATGGATATGTAAAAAAATCAGGTGGAACAGTAACTCAAATGAAGACTGGTTATTCCCTTGATTTACAATCACAAAGACCACCCGTTTCAAGTTTTCCTGAAGGATTTTTTGTAGAAGATTATTCTCATAAAAAAGTAAGTGATGAAACTATTCTTGATGAGAATAATGGAAGATATTGTGTAACTCCAGAATATCCTAACGGAACTTATGCATATTTTGCTACAATAGATTCTGGTGCTGTTGAAAGTTCTGGTCCTTTTGTAAGATATAAGAAACCTGTATTCCCTTATTTGATTGGTGAAAATTATAAATCAATACCTAATGATTTTAATTTTAAATATAATTCAAATCAAAGTTCTTTAGATTTACAAAATTCTGGTTGGAGTAGAAATACTAATCCTTATAATTTAATCGAAGGCGATAGTGAATATGATTATCTTTACATACCTAATAAACTTTCTCAAACTATTGATATTACAGCAGTAACTCCTGGAGTTGTTGAAAAAATTGGTATTGAAACTGGTGGAGTTTTATATCAAATAGGGGATGAAGTGTCATTTGACAATGAAGATACTTCAGGTATAGGAGCTGTTGCTAAAGTTTCCAATATTAAAGGAAAGGCAGTTAATACAGTCAGTGTAGCAACTAGTACAATTACTGGAGTTGAAGTTTATCCTTCTACTCAAGAGGGGGAGTATATTCTTGTTTCTGATAATCCTCATAACTATACTAACAAAGATGGGATTAGTGTATCAGGATTATCTACAACTTCTTCTAATATTGAAGGATATTATAGTGTAGGAGTAACAACTAATCGTTTTGTGGTAACTGGTGTTGGGACTACCTCTTCAGGAATAGGGACTGATGGAATAACAGGATTAGTAACTTATGTTAGTGTTTATGGTAATTTAAATTATCCTTCCATAGAACCTAATGATATTTTAGGAATTGGTACAGAAAAAGTAAAAGTTTTAAATGTAGATAAAGAACGTGCTAGAATTAGGATATTAAGAACCCATAGTGGTACTGTTTCTGCTGCACATACAGTTAGTTCTTTCTTCTTCCAAAATCAACGTAGATTAACTATTAATCCAGGATTTAAAACAACATATTCAGCAAATAGAAATAAACAAATTTACTTTAATCCCAGTGAAACGGTAGGATTGGGTACAACTGCAGGAGTGGGAATAGGATCAACATTATATTTCTCTAATCCTGGTGCAGGTATTAGTGAAATCTTTATTCAAACAAAAGCACTTTATATTCCAGGTCATGATTTGAATACTGGAGATAAGTTAACATATTCTCCTAATAGTGGGTCTGGTCTTGTAGTTTTAGAAGATGGTGCTTCTTATCCTAGTGGGATAACCACTTTAACGGATGGTCAAGAATTATATGCTGCGAGAATAGATGGTAATCTGATTGGATTATCAACAGTTAGAGTTGGTCTAGGTACAACAGGTAATTTTGTTGGAATCGCAAGTACACATCAAAGTTCTACTACCTTATTCTTCGCCAGTTCTCCTGTAGGAGCAGGTATTGGAACTGGAGTCTATCATAGTTTAAAAACTAACTATGAACCTATTACGGCAGAAATTAGTAGGAATTTAGTAACTGTATCTGCTGCAAGTTCTCATGGTTTGATTAATAATGATGAAGTTACTGTAGATGTTAATCCATCTATTTCAACATCGTTTATTGTAAAATATAATGACTACAATAGAAGAGTAGTTGTAACTCCTAAGTCATTTACTTCTTCTGGAGTTAATACTTCCACTAATACATTTACGCTAACTGATCATGGATTTGTTACAGGACAAAAAGTAATTTATACTTCTGATAGTCCTATAGAAGGTTTGGTAGATGATGGTCTTTATTATATTGTCAAGATTGATAATAACAAGTTTAATCTAGCAGATACTTATTATAATTCAACTTTATCTAAACCAATTGTTATTGGTATTACTAGTTCTTCCGCAGGTGTAATGAATCCAATCAATCCACCTTTAAAGGTGTATAAGGATTCTACCGTTTCATTTGATCTTTCTGATTCTTCTTTATCCTATACTGTTCAAGGGACTCAATATTCTGCTTTTGAATTAAATTTCTATACTGATGGTAACTATACTAATGTATGGAATAATGATCCTAATTCTAAGGGATTTGACGTTACTAGAGAAGGAACAGTTGGAATAACTGCTGATGCAAAAGTTACATTAGAAGTAACTCAAAATATTCCTGAAGTTTTACATTATCGTTTAGATCCTGTTTATGAAGCGACAACACCTGCAGTTAAGAAAGAAGTTATTGTAGACAGTGATATTATTTCTAATAATGAAATTATATCCAATGTATCTCTTTATAATGGAAAACAGGTTATTACGACTGCTTCTACCACAGCATTTACATATACAGTACAATCTACTCCAGAGCAAGTATCATATGCAGGAACAATTTCTGATATAGAATATGATACTACTTCTACAAGTGCTTATGGAACTATAAAAGAGGTTGAAGTACGAAATGGTGGTAGAAATTATTATTCTATACCTGGTATTACTACTGTAACATCTTCTGTTG